TAACTATGGCATTTCATCATGGGACAGAAACAAAACGTGAAAACGGTGGTTCTGTTGCTGTAAGTACCGTCGATGGCGCAATTATCGGTATTGTCGGCACAGCCCCAATTGGCGCGGTGAATGAACTCACCGTGTGCCAAACCACCAAAGATTTTTCAAAATTTGGGGTGATCTTAAATAAAGGCTTTACGCTGCCTGATGCCTTTGACATTTTGGCTCGTTATGCCTCCGGTAAAGTGTATGTAGTCAACGTATTAGATCCAATCAAACACAAAACCAACGTCACTAACGAAGTTTTAACCCAAGATAGCAACACATTACGCGCCCAAACCGCGCACGCAGGTTTATTGAATTTAACCTTAATTTCTGACCGCACTTTAACCTTAGGAACGGATTATGTGGCGGATATGCAAACCGGTGAAATTACGTTAAAAGCCCGTCATGAAACCTTAAAAGCCACTTACGATTATGCCGACCCGACAAAAGTCACCGAAGAAGACATTAAAGGCGGCATTGATTCAGCGACCGGCAAACGCAAAGGCTTTGAGTTATTGCGTGATGGTTTCAACCTTTACGGTGCGGACGCAAAAATACTAATCTGCCCTGAGTTTGATAAAACCGCAAGTTGTACAGCGGCATTGGGTACGCTTGCAGATCAGCTTCATGCAAAAGCGTATATTCAGTTACCAAAAGGCACATCGCTTTCTAAAGCCATTCAAGGACGTGGGCCAATGGGAACAATCAATGCGTCAGCGAGTAATGAAAATGTTCGACATTTTTATCCTTATGCAATCGGTTCAAGTAATGAGCTTGAAAGTTTAGCCACCCACGCAGCAGGCTTACGAATGAAAGTGGACGTGGAACATGGCTACTGGTTTAGCTCCTCAAATCGTGAATTAGCCGGTGTGATTGGTATGGAAGTGCCATTAACCGCGCGTGTTGATGATAAGCAATCCGAAACTAACCAGCTTAACGCAGTAGGCATCACAACCATTTTTAACTCATTTGGCACAGGCTTTCGCTTGTGGGGGAATCGTTCATCTAACTTTCCAACCGTCACCCACATCAGTAATTTTGAAGTGGCTTCACGCACGGGAGATATTATCGATGAATCTATTCGCCAAGCAGAATTACAGTTTATGGATTTACCGGTTGATGAGGCTTTAGCGGATAGTTTCATTGAAACGATTGACACTTTTATGCGTTCACAAAAATCCCTTGTGGGCTATAGCGTAGGACTTGATTATGATGAAGATTTGGTCAATGAATTTAGTCAAGGGCATATTCCGTTGGTGTATGACTACACGCCGAAACTTCCGGGCGAACGCGTGACCAATCGCTCAGTAATGACCCGTAAATACTTGGCAAACTTGGTTTCACAACGATAGGAGTAAGAAACGATGAGTATTTCAATTAACCAAATTGTGAATGCCAATGTGTATATCGACGGCAATTCTCAAATGGGTAAAGCACAAGAATTCAAGATTCCTGATATTGAATTTGAGATGATTGAGCATAAAGGATTGGGGTTATTCGGCACAATTAAATTACCGTCGGGAGCCAATGCAATCGAAGCTGGTGTGATTTGGGATAGTTTCTATCCTGAAGTGCGAGCCAAATTGTATAACCCATTTAAAAATATTCAATTAATGTGTCGTTCTAACTTACAAGTTTTTGATGCAAGGGGGTTATCAGCCGAAGAACCAATGGTAACCATTATGAATGTATCATCAGCTAAAGTAGGAGGTACTGGTATTAAAAATAAAGAAAATGCTGCATTTGATGATACCTTTACAGTAAATTCAATTAAGCAAACTGTGGCAGGCAAAGAAATCCTGTTTATTGATTTGTTTGCCAACATCTTCCGTGTAAACGGTCAAGATGTGTTGCAAAAATACCGCACCAACATTGGGCTGTAGATTTCTTTAAATCAGTTTAAAAGCTAAACTGACCGCACTTTTATAAACTCCTTTGTGAAAGTTAAACAATCTCACAAAGGAGTTTTTTATGTCTGAAACTATTCTCACCCTGAATTACCCTATCCAAGACGGGCAAGGCAATACCCTCACCGAATTAACCATCCGCCGTCCAAAAGTCAAAGACCTGCGCAAAATGAAAGGTGCAACCGAAGTGGAACAAAGCATCAATATTCTCGCTATGGTCACGGGGCTTGTGCCGGAAGATATTGACGAGCTGGATATGTCCGATTTCCAACGTGCGGCAAAAGTCATCGAAGATATGCAGGCGGGAAAGTCAATCTAGAAAGCCTGAATGCGGCATTGGCTGATTTAGCCTTTTGGTTCGGTTTCCAACCAAGCGAATTGGAAGATATGACCTTGGACGAAGTGGAATGTTGGCTGGAACAAGCCAACCGACAAATAAAAGCCAAATACACAAAAGCCGCTATTTAAGCGGCTTTGTTTTTAATGTCTGAACAGCGTTTGGGCGGTGGTGAAAATCCCTGTTAGGGAGGTGATGGCGACTTTCCCGGCAAAGGTAAGCAAAGCACCGATTAATGCCCACGGCAACATAAATAAAAAGGCGGATAACCCGACAGAAACCCAGTTAAGGTCGTTGTTTTGGGTATAGAACGATAAGAAGTGGTAAAGGCTATATCCATAACCGCCAAAGGCAAATAAAAACACCACGGCTTGCATACTCTCCACCAGTTTTTCAGTTTTCATTTTCACCTCCTTATCAATCAAACGGGACTATAAACGATGTCGAATAAATTAGCAATCGGTTTAGTGATCACAGCAGGCGTAAGCGGTGCGATTAAAGGCATTCGTTCTGTTTGCAGTAGTTTTAAGATCTTACAAGACCAAAGCCTTAGCACCACCAAGAAAATGGGGGCGTTGGCAAAAACGGGGCTTGCGGGCTTTAGCACCCTTGCGTCTTCTGCCACGGCTGTGATGGGTTCTATTCGCGGACTTGCCGACCCGGCAATCAAGTTTGAAAGTGCTATGGCGGATGTGCGCAAAGTAGTGGATTTTGATACGCCCGAACAATTCAAAGAAATGGGTAACGACATTTTGAAACTGACCCGAACAATTCCTATGGCAGGCGAAGAAATCGCCGCTATCGTTGCCGCAGGCGGTCAATCAGGTGTCGCACGGGAGAATCTATTAGGCTATGCCAAAGATGCGGCGACTATGGGCGTCGCGTTCGATATGGCGGCGGGTGACGCCGGTGAAGCCATGGCAACTATGGCAAACGTACTCGGCAAACCGATTACCGAAATGGCGCAATTCGGTGATGTCATCAACCACTTGTCCGACAATGCCAATTCAAAAGCGAAGGATATTGTTAATGTCATCACACGTGTGGGTTCCGATACAAGAATGCTCGGACTATCCGAGAATCAAGCCGCTGCACTTGGTTCCACTTTCCTTTCCATGGGTAAGGCTCCGGAACTCGCCGCGCAGGCGGTGAAAGGGATGTCGTCTTCTTTCTTGCAATTAAAAGCCGGTGCGCATGAAAAAGAATTAAAAAAACTCGGCTTCACAACCAAAAGCTTTGCGGCGGCAATGAACAAAGACGCACAAGGTGCGATCTCATCATTCATTGAGAAAGTGAAGAAAATGCCGAAGGATAAGCAATATCCGCTACTTGCAAAAATTTTCGGCAAACAATATGCCGATGATGTGTTGCTGTTGGCGCAAAACACCGGGGAATACAACCGTCAGTTAGGGTTACTACAAGAAACCGATGCAAACGGTAATTTGAAATATATCGGATCCATGCAACGTGAGTTTGAAAACCGCAGTAACACCACGGAAAACAAGCTCACTAAGCTAAAAAATAGTCTCACCGAAATCGCTGAAAAAATTGGCGAGGCATTTTTACCGGTGATCACGTCTTTTGTTGAAAATATTACTCCGGTGATTTACAGCATTACTGAATGGGTAGAAACCAATCCTCAACTCATGGAGTGGGTTTTGACCATTGGAGGCGGAATTGGTGCGGTGGTCGGCGGTTTGCTGACGTTGCATTCGGCTTTTTCGTTTGTTACTGCAGGACTGTTGCCGTTTTTGAAACTCGGCAAATTCTTAGGCGGTTTCCTTGGTAATTTCCTGTTTTCAGCAATCAGTAAGTTATCTCTTGGTTTAGGCTATTTAATCGGCTATATCGCCAAAGGCGCGATGATGTTCGGCAAAGCCATTTTCATGATGAGCCGAGCCTTACTCACTAATCCCATCGGCTTATTGATTGCCGGTATTGCGGTTGCCGCTTATCTGATTTATGACAACTGGGAAAAAATCGGGCCATGGTTCGCTGAATTGTGGCAAACGGTTTCCGGTGCATTTTCTTCTGCTTGGAGCAGTATCACGAATTTCTGTTCCGAAGCATGGACAAATATCAGTAATTTCTTCACCTCCGGCATTGGCAATATTACCGCCACAATCCTTGACTGGTCGCCGTTAGGATTGTTCCAGCAAGTCTTTTCTACCGTGCTTTCTTGGTTTGGGATTGATGTGCCAAGCAAGTTTAGCGACTTCGGCAAGAATATGATTGACGGCTTGGTGAACGGCATTAAAAACGCTTGGGAAAGCGCGAAACAAATCGTTTCCGACCTTGGTGAAGGCATTAAAGGTTGGTTTGCGGAAAAACTCGGCATTCATTCGCCAAGCCGTGTGTTTAAAGGCTACGGCGTAAACGTGGTGGAAGGCTTGGCAATCGGCATGAATAAATCCATCTCGATGGCAGAAGATGCCTCCGATAACCTATCAAGTGCGGTCGGTTTAAACGGCGTTTCGCACAACACTGGGTTGCTTACCAACTATCAGCCATTAAACCGCGCAGAAGTTATGTCATCGGCAAACGCACAACCCCAAGGCATTGTAGTGCATTTTAACCCGACCATTAATGTGAATGGTGGCGAGAGAAACGGCATTTTAAATCAAGTTGAACAGGGCTTAAAGATGAGTTTTAGCGAGTTTGAAATGATGTTGAATCGAGTGTTAGACCAACAACGACGGAGAGCTTATTAATGTATTTTATGTTAGGGAAAGTGGCGTTTGAACCCGTTGATTTAACAGATTTCAACGAAAGCTACAGTGCAGAATTTGCCGAACACGCCGTGCTTAAAGGCAAACCGCGCTTGCAAGCTATGGGCGAAAAACTCTCTGAGCTTTCTTTTGCCATTCGTCTGCATCATAAAATCGGTGGCGTAGAAAAACGTTATCAAGCCTTGTTATCTGCTCAATCCAAACAGGAAGCCATGCCTTTGATTATTGGGCGCGGCAAATACAAAGGCAATTTTGTGATCACCGATATTTCCTCCGCGACGTTGTTTACCGACAAGTTCGGCAATGCGTTAGCACGCGAAATGAATATCAGCCTGCGCGAGTTTGTTGGCGATATGGACGACAACCCATTGGGCGCAGCACTGAATTTAGGCAGTAATTCCCTATTAGGGTCTATCTTGCCGGAAGGCGCGGTGAAAGCTTTATCCGAAGTAAAAGAAACCGTGCAAAAAGGCGCGGAACTGTTTAATCAAGGCAGACAAATTGTAGATGAAGTCAGAAACACCATCGCCATCGTGCGTCAATTAGCCGATGACCCTATGGCGGCGCTGGCTTATTTGCCGGGCATTTTAACGAATCTTGATGGGGCGTTAGGTAATTTTGGTGAACTCACCGGTATGAATGATTTATTTGAAGGTGTGCATAAAGTCTTACCGGCAATTAGTGATTTTGCTCTAGAAAGCGCGGGCATTTATGGTGATTTGCAATCAATGAAAGAAAGCCTAACCTTTGGTAAGGAGTCAAACGGCAGTAACTGGGATGATTGGTTCAAGCCTGCGGATAATGCGTTAAGCGACATTAACGAACGCATTGATAATGCAGCCACACCTGTCGCCGCTATGACGGCATGGATTGTTTTACGCGAAGACGAGGACGTGACACATGACACAGCAGACCGTACTTAAACACACCGTAAAACAAGGCGAACGCTGGGATAACCTCGCCTATTACTACTACGGCAACGCACTGGAATTTGCGCGTATTATCAATGCGAATCCGCATATCAGCTTATGCGAAGTGCTACCTACTGGCGCGACCGTATATATTCCGGTGTTAGACATTAAACCGACCAATAACGAATCTATGCCGCCGTGGTTGAGAGGTGACAATGAATAACGTTCCTATGCCCGATTTTTCCCTGCTATACGAGAAAACCAACATCACGGCAGATATTGAGCCGCATTTGCTGGAGCTAACTTATACCGATAATCTGGAGGGCGAATCGGACGAATTGACGGTAGCCTTTGAGGATATTAGCGGCAAGTGGATTCGGCAGTGGTATCCAACCCAAGGCGATAAGCTCAAAGCGGCAATCGGCTACAAAGGCGCGCAGCTCACCGACATCGGCGCATTTGAAATTGATGAAGTAGAATACAACTACCACCCGTCCTATATTCAAATCAAGGCATTAAGCACCGGCATTGCTAAGGCAAACCGCACGTTAAAGCCGAAAGCCTACGAAAACACGACACTAAAACAAATCGTCGGCATTATTGCCGGGCGTTTGAAACTGAAAATGATCGGTACGATTAAACATATCCCGGTGAAGCGCGCAACCCAATATCAGGAACGCGACGTGGAGTTCTTGGCGCGCCTTGCCCGCGAATATCACCACAGTTTTAAAATTGTGGGTGATCAGTTGGTTTTCACCGATAAAGACGAGCTGGGCAAAAGCGAAGCGGTGGTGACGTTGGAAGAAAAAGACACGATTTCTATCAGCCTGCGTGACCGAATCAAAGACACCGCAAAAGAAGTGGATGTCAGCGGTTATGACGCAAACGGCAAAAAAGTCATTAAAAAACGCAAGAAAGCCAAGGCACTGCGCGAAAACATGAAACAGGCGCAAAGCGCAAGCGGCGACACGTTAAAAGTAGTGACACGCGGTGAAACGCAAGAGCAAATTGACGCACGTGCTGATGCCGCACTAGCGGAACAAAATGACGACCAGACAGCGGGCAATATCACGGTGATCGGGAATCCGAAATTAGTGGCTGGCAGTACGCTTGCGTTGCGTAATTTAGGCATTTTTAGCGGTAAATACCTGATTAAATCCTCGCGTCACAGTATTGTGCGGGGCGGAGGTTACACCACAAGCCTTGAAGTGCGAATGTTGGAATTTATTCCGGATGATTTGCAAAACACTGGCGTGCTGACCGAAGTGAAGCCATTGGATACACTCAACGGCAAACCTGACTTGCGTTATGTGGATGACCGCTTATTACAAGCCAATGCTCAAGATTACGCCTTGGCAAAGCAACAACGCCGTGAAACAGGAATAGCTAAATGATGAACACCCATAATTTTGGTGCAACCTATCAAGAAGGCATTGTGTCCGCCGTTGACCCGGCAAGCCACAAAGTGCGGTGCAAAATTCCTGCACTCGAAGATTTAGAAACTGCGTGGCTTTCGTATCTCACGCCCAACGCAGGCGGTAATCAGTTTTACTGTTTGCCTGATGAGGGGGAATTGGTCGCTTTGCTGCTTGACGCTCGAGGCGAAGGTGGTTGCGTCTTAGGCGCAATCTACAATGCACAAGACCCGACGCCGACGGGCGACAGTAACATTTGGATGAAAAAATTCAGCAACGGCACGGTAATTAAGCACGACCGAAAAAGTGGCAACGTCGAAGTGTCTGCCGTGGGTGATGTACTGATTAAGTCGCCCTCGAAAGTCACCATTGATTGCCCTGAAACCGAAACTACCGGCAATCTGCTGGTGAGTGGCTCCTTAACCTATATGAAAGGCATGACAGGTAACGGCGGAGACTCCGGTGCGACGGCAACCATTAACGGGTCGTTAGAAATCAAGGGCGGTGATGTGAAAGCCGACAATATCAGTCTGAAACAACATAAGCACACTGAACAAGGCGATGGCAAACAGACCTCCGCCGCACAGTCATAATTCTTTAAATCAGTTTAAAATCCAGCCCTCTCATAGCCTTGTATCATCAAGGCTATGAACACACAAAACACACTCCTCACAACACACTGGCAACTTGCACCAAGTCTTGATTCTCAAGCAGTGCAAGGCGTTAATGACATTCATCAGTGCATTGACCATATTCTTTCCACGATGAAAGGAACAGATGTGTTGCGTCCTGAATTTGGCAGTGACCACTTTCAATATATCGACCAGCCGGAAGACATTGCCATTCCCAACATCGTGCGGGAAATCACACTTGCTCTTAAGCGCTGGGAAAAACGCATCAACATTGATTCAGTGGACGTTGACGGCATGGCTCCGCACTTTGAATTTGTGATTTATTGGTCACTTACCGAGGATGTGTATCGCGAAATTTACTCAACTAGGATCGCCCAATGAATAGATATGATGTGAAAGTCGTTGATGACAACGTAGAAAGCATTTTGCGCGACGCTATTGCGCAGTATGAAAAACGTACCGGTAAAATCTTACAACCGGCACACATTGAACGTTTACTTATCAACGTGTATGCACTGCGTGAGAGCCTAGCGCGCCAAGGTATTAACGAAGCCTTTCGCCAAACCTTTCCGCAATATGCCACGGGGCTTGCTTTAGATTTATGTGGTGAAACTTTTGGTTGTTATCGCTTGCTAGATAAACCGGCACGCACAATTTTACGCTTTAGTATCACGGGTGATCATCCGTCTGTTTTAATCCCCAAAGGCACGCGCGTGGCGGTAACTGATGACATCGAATTTATCACACTTAATGATGATGTGATCACTCCATTAATTTCTTATGTAGAAATCGAAGCCGCCTGCAATAAAGCTGGTAAAGTCGGCAACGGTTGGGAGCTTGGGCGTGTAAAAACACTCAAAAGTGCGGTCAATTTTTCAGGTGAAATCACTATCGCTAACATTGATGTGCCAAGTGGCGGTTTAGTGCGCGAAGAAGATGACGACTACCGCAAGCGAATTCTTGCCGCACCGGAAGCATTTACCAGTTGTGGCTCAATCGCGGCGTACGATTATCACACCCGCGCTGTATCGCAAAACATCGCTGATGTGAATGTGTCTAATCCACGTGGCGGTTTAGTGCGCATTACCGTGCTCACAAAAACAGGCTTGCCCGACAGTCGGTTGCTTAATGATGTAAAGCAATATGTTAGCCCGGAACGCCGTCGCCCATTGTGCGATACCGTAGAAGTGATTGCACCAACTAAGCGTGATTACCAAATCAATGCCACATTAACGCTACTTGACGGCTACCGCGAAGACATTGTGAAAACCAAAGCCCGCGACGCTTTGCAACTGTATCTATCCGACAAAACCAAGAAACTCGGCATTGATGTTGTGCCGTCTGCGATTGTCAGCGCATTGCGTGTTGAGGGTGTTTATGACGTGAATCTGATTGCCCCGGCAAAAATCATCGTAGGTGAAACCGAATGGGCAAACTGCACTGCAATCAACATCAACGTCACTTCGGAGCGCAGCAATGGCTAATTTGACTTACGCGGATGTGATTGAGCGTGAAACCAAATACAAAACCTTGGCAGATTTAAGCGGGCGCATGAATGCGTTGGATAAAAGCAAGGTGATGACGACTTTAGTCGAATTGCTTGATGATGAATTTATCCCGTTACTCGCTGAAAAATGGAGTGTGACGGGTTACGACGGCGCATTTTTAGCAGAAAACGACCATTCAAAACGAAGTTTAATTAAAGCAGCTATTGAACTGCACCGCTACAAAGGCACGCCTTGGTCGATTCGTGAAGTGTTGCGTCGCTTAGGTTTCGGTGAAATTGAAATCGACGAAGGATTAAAAGCGCGCACCTACGAACACAAATTTGTGCAATCCATACCGCTGAGCGACAAATGGGCTTATTACGCCATTCGACTGAATCAACCGATTACTAATGACCAAGCGCAACAACTACGTAAGATTTTGCGTAATTTTGCCCCGGCACGTTGCACATTAGCCGTACTGGATTATAAATCCGTACCGCTACGTTACAACAACAAAGCCCGTTATAACGGCAGTTATAACCACGGTTCAAACTAGATTTAAACCTCATTTAAAGGATAGTTATGGCTAATTTAAAAGAACAAGAAAAGTGGGAAGACGGAGTTTATCAAATTGAAGAAAACGATCCTGTGCTTGGCGGTGAGAATGGCATTACAAATAAACCCATTAAACAACTCGCCAATCGTACATTATGGCTTAAAAAGGCATTAGAACTATTTGGTAAAAAATCCGCACCGAAAGACCTTACTGCTAATAGCACAAGCACAGCTGATGAATCCGGTCATAGTCATAAATTACCGGTAGGAACAACCACCCAAAAGGGCATCTGGCAAGCGACTAGCGATACCGGTGTTGATAGTGATGGTTTGGTATTGACAGCTAAAGCGGGGAAAAAACTCGCGCAAATGATTGCGGTTGTGCAACTAGCGCTGAATAACTACATCCCCCTTAACAAACGATCATCCGCAGTCAATAGCAACGACGAAAATAATGTAGCAACATCAAAAGCGGTTAAAACAGCTTATGATAAAGGTGTGGAAGCCAAAACTGCCGCGGATGCCGCACAACGTACAGCAAATGACGGTGTAGCAAAAGCAACCGCCGCACAAACAAGCGCGAATACTGCTAACAAAAAAGCAGATAGTGCAAATGATAATGCTAATGGGCGTGTTAGTAAAAACGGGGATACTATTGACGGCGATTTGCGAATTAATAGCGCAAATAATGGCTGGAGCAAATTGCAGCTAGGAACAATTAACGGATTGTGGGAGTTAGAAGTAAATCCAAACTCTCAAAATGAAAACGACCGTAGATTTAACATGAAATATAATGGGGATTCTGTTGTTTATTTAGCTTTCCCGACAATCGGAAATAATGGCGAAATTGCGGCGTATAGAAGTTGGGTCGAAAACAGAAATACGCCATGGAATAAAATTAAAGATAAACCGGAATTTGCAACAAGATGGCCAAATGCTGTAGAGCAAGGATACTCTCATTCGCTAGGACGCACAGGCTGGACAAAATTACCAAGTGGTTTAATTATGCAGTGGGGGGAGGTAAACGGTCTTGGCGTGCATAAATTTCCACTTGCATTTAATCAAGTGGGACAAGTGTTTGTATGTGATAGATCTTATAGTGATGACGCTGATGTTTTAGTTGTTCGCGAAGTAAATAATACATCATTTCGCGTATGGTCGCGTTCTAACATGGGTGCTTTTTTATTTTTCGCAATAGGGAGTTAAATGATGTCTTATTTTTATGATCACAAAATGGACGTGTTTTATAACGATCAAGTAAATATTATTTCAACGGACGATATGATTAAAGTATCGGAAAGTGAATTTGAATTACTGATCGAAAAAAGAAATGCCGGTTGTATGCTTTTTGTTGATAAAGGAGAAATTAAATATACGCCGCCCAAACCAAGTCCACTACATGAGTGGAACGGAAAAATCTGGATTATTCCGCATGAAAAACTAAACGAAAAAAGAGCGGAATTAATTGAAAAAATAGACAGCCATGCGGCAACAATTTATAGCCAATGGACCCGATTCGAATCGGAATATCGTGAGCGTCAAGCTGCAGCAGAAGCGTATAAGTCAGTAAATTATGAAGGCGAATGCAGTCGTTATATCATCGATTTTGCTAAACGCGCAGGCTTAAACAACAAAGCGGCAACAGATTTAATTTTGGTGCAAGCGGCCGGATTAGAAAAATTACAAATTGAATTGGCGAATCAACGCATGCGCAAGTATGAGCTCAAAGCACCTAATCTTACACTTGAGCAAATGCAGGCAACTTATGACGACATTATTAAACAAATGGACGCACTGATGGAGGCTTATAACAATGGCTGATAAGGTTTATTTGGCACTTTACAAACACAAACGCTCTTTTCTTAAAGAACCGCTTAAAGCGACCGCAGACGCAGTAACGCGCTTTCTAACAAAAGGCAAATACTCCCATTGCGAGCTGGTTATTGAACAGATTAACTTCACTACCGGTCATTACTACGAATACGAGACAATATACCAGTGTTTTTCATCATCTGTGCAAGATGGTGGTGTTCGCTGTAAAGAAATTGACGTCATGAATGGCAAGTGGGATTTAATCGAACTACGTAACGTAGAACCAAATCAAATTGTGAATTATTTCGAAAGAACGAAAGGTATGAAATATGACTGGTGGGGTGCTATCGGTATAGTCCTTGGTATCAAACAAAAACGGTCGAAATATTTTTGTTCTGAATGGTGCTATAACGCATTAATTCAAGGTAACCAAGACGGATGGAGATTTAGTCCGAATGATTTGGCAGT